GTTCATCCATAAAACTGCGACCATCCCTTAACCACACCTTGAGCATTAACTCATAACGCTCTTGGGCTTCTTTATTCATCACACCTTTATTACTGACGAATAAAGATTTCTTGTTCTTTTTGCTAAGGTAAAAACCTTTGTCTGTACCTTTAACTGAAAACCCAGCATTGCAATTGAATACAATGAATTTTTCAGTGAGTGGTTCTGGTAAAATTCTGATTTCCATCACAACCACCACGCCATTTGCCAAAGTTGAAAGTAAAGTTTTAGGAGGGTCATGCTGCCAATCTCCCTCGTTTGCGTTCCGCATAAAGCTTTTCGTAATAAGCTTGGCAGAGGGGCACCTTGTTTTTAATCTTCTGAATGATTGATTCATCACGCTCAATGACTACAGTTGTTAAGCGTTCACGAATATCAATTTCAGAAACTAAATTTATTAATTGTTCTTGATCTTCGTAAGGCTTCAATAACTCTTCAGGGCAAGGGAATAACCAGAAATCAATCTCTGCTCGATCACACTCGTAAAGCCACATGTAAGCTTGCATCTGAATGTCATAACCAGCTTTGATTACTTTGTCTTGAGCTTCATCCTGAAAGAATGGGTGAGTGCCAATATCCCAAGTACATTTGGTATCAATGATCAGTTTCTTTTTAAGATCAAGAACATCACATTCGCCAGTGATCAAATGGTTATCAACCCGACCAACATGCTTTTGATAAGGATGAACACGTATTTTTCCTGATAACTCGATCGCCATATCTTCGAGCAAGTTGCCTTTAGCAGTGTATTGATTTCCAGTAAAAGAGCGAAAAGTGAATAGATCCTCTTTCACAACAGATCGAATTTCAGTTTTAGCCGTATCAGAAAGGCTTTCACCTTTCTTTTTAGGTTCGCCGATTAGCTTGTGAAGGCTTGAGGCGCGGAATAGTTTCATCCTTGAGCCTCCACTGCGATTTTCTGAGCATCTGATAAATCATAGCCATCTAACAGATATGATTTTTCAATTGCATTTGCTGCTAATTGCTCTAACGCATCATCGAAAGCTTTATCATCAAGTTTCGGCTTTGCTATTGGCTGTTCTGATTTTTCAGCACTTGCATTCTTGAACCAGTCTTTTGGTGAGCTAATACCATCGCGCAAACTTGTGAAAATTTTACGTAAGGAAACAACGTTAGCAGGGGTGATGGCATCAACTCGACGTTGAATAAATCCCTCAATGTCTGCCTTAGTGACATTAAATTGTTCAAAAGCAACAACTAATTTTTGAACTCCCTCAGGTGATGTATCCGCAGATGCGTGAATTGTTTTTTCACATTGATCAACCGCTGCATCCACAACATCGCCAGGTATCACCCCAAGGATGCAAGCACGTAAACGACGAGCGCCATTGTTTGCAACAAGTTCATAAATATCGCGTGGATCTTCTAATTTTTTAGATCCATTTCGCGTATAACGTTTATGAGGTACTTGGAAAACTTTAGTTTGACGTGTATTTGTTTCAACATCCCAAGCAAAAGCCTCTACTGTTGATTCGCCATTTTCAGAAGATAGCTCACGAATTCCATACTGAATATTTCCCCAATTTTGAGCCAACATTTCCGCAAGACGAATTGAAGGACCTGAAATAGATGATCCTCCACGAGCATATGAATAAACTGCTGATTGAGCTAAACCCGGTCTTTGACATGCATTCATTACACGGTCATAAGCTTCAATTGGGTTACGTGGAAATTGTTTAGCAATTACTAATGCTGCTTGAACTTCTGCAACAGAGCGCTGAACATCTGATTGAACCGTTGATACAGCGCTGTTTTGTGGTGCTGTAGGCAGAAACGGATTTGTATTTACTGGTGCATTCATCTTCTAACCCTCAAAACTTGATTGACACATGTGGCACTTCACCTTTGTGAATCGCCTGTAAAATTTGTTTGCCTAATTCTTCAGAAACACCAATGCTCGTAAGACCTTGAAGCGCCTCATTACAGATTTTCTTTTTGCGAGCCTTGTTTGCTTCACGTGCTTGCTGTTCTTTAAGTTCGGCAGCAGCTTTTGCTTGAGCCTCTTGCTCAATACGTTTACGCTCAGCTTCAACCGCATTTTGACGATCAATTTCAGCTTGCTTTTCACGCTCAATAGCTTGTTGCTTTAATTGTTGCTCACGTAATTCGGCTTGTTCTTTTTCGAGCTTTAAGCGCGCTTCACGTTGTTCTGCTTCAAGTTTTTCACGTTCCGCTTTTTCAGCAGCTTCTTTACGCTCACGTTCGATACGATTTGCTTCGGCTTGTGCTTTCGCTTCAGCTTCAACACGTGCCTTGTCCGCAGCTTCACGTGCAATTTTTTCGTCACGTTCTTTCTGTTGGCGCTCGATTTCAGCTTGGCGTAGGCGCTCTAATTCAGCCTGTTCAGCTTCATATTTCTCACGAGTAACAAGTGTAGTGCGTAGCTTTTCAAGCGTTTCAAATTTGGCTAGTTTTGCTTGTTCTTCGTATTCCTCGAAAGATGAGTCAATCACTCGATTTTCAAGCTCAAAAATTGCATTTTTTATACTTTCAGCTGTCCAATCTCCTTCTGAATTTTGAATGAGGTTAATGGGCATGCGTATCACGGAAATAGCAGTTTCATGCTTCGCTTTACGATCTTCTTCAGTTTTTACATAAGCATCACGAGGTGCAAGAATTTCATCACGTAAAAAATCCATTTTTTTACAGAATTGAATACGATCCTGGTCAATAATTTTGATTTGTGCTTTTTGGTCAGCAACTAAATCGAGAGCATATTTTTCAGCAAGTTTTTTAGATGAGCTTACTTTTGCAGCTAAAGAACCGATTGCTTTACGACCCTTATCAGTTGTCACATCTGGTACGAATGAGCGAGCTTGTTCAGCAATACGCTCAAATAAAGCATCTGTACCACCTTGAGTTTGAAACGCCTGAACAATCACGTTTTGATCTAATACTTGTAATTCCATTACGCAACCCCTTTCAATTCATTAACTTTTTCTTCTTCAAAATGCGCCTTAAGCATTTCATTAAGTGTATAAACTTGACTATCTGTCAGTGCAAATCGAAGCCCTTGAACAGCTAGAATCTCGTCAAAATCCTCAACAATAGGGCGGTGCCAAGTAGCGACTTCAAGCAAGTCATAATTCACATCAACATCATTTTGCGGATCACTTGTAGTGTTCCAAGCCAGTGAGCTTGATGTTTGGTTTGCTTCAACCACAGCAGACACATAACAAGCGCTGTAGTTCGGTACAATCAACGAGAAATAAACTTTTGAGCCTTGGATAACAAACTCGTCAGCAACTACAAGTGTTTGGAAAGTAGGGGCTTCGGGAGCGTAGTTTGAGAGCATATTCATTGTTTCACTCCCACTTTAGCTGTTGCACTTTGATAACCTGAGCAACTAAAAACACCGCCTGCAAGCATTGCCAAGAGAATCAATACAAGGATTGAAGGGATAGCCAAGCCTGAGCTTCTATACTGAATGGTATTTTCAGCCGTTGGAGGCTGATTTAAATATTGAGTCGTTTGACTTTTAAGATGTGTTTGTTTCATACTTATCTCACTCTTTGAGTAGAAGCACACAGAAGGTCGAAGGTCAGTGTGCTTTTTTATTAAGAATTACTTTCAATTGCGGTTCTGAGTTGGCAAAAAAAACAATTACATTTTTCATCTTTTTCACCGTTTACCGCTTCTCCCATTTGCTGATTTAAGCCAGTACCTTCCAAAACGTATTTTTCCATTGCTTGAGCGTGTTCAACTTGACCGCCTGAAAGCTGAAGGAGTTGTAAGCGTAAATTTTGAATTTCCATTTTTTGTCTCACTGAGAAGGTTTGTTTGTCTGTGAGATAAATATAAGAAAACTTAGTTTTAGTGTCAAGCGGAAATATAAGAAATGTTAGTTTTATTTTTAGAAAACTTATTTTTTATGTTTTAATAGACAAAAGAAAACCCATCACAGGGATGGGTTGTTTGGAGTTTATAAGAATGAAAAACGCTACTTTAAGCAAAGGTACAGTGGTTTTGGTAAATGGAGTGCCTTTTAAGTTGGCTGGCGATGTTGAGACAGAGCAATCATTAGAGGTTTTGATAACTGCACTTAAGTCTGATCCGTTAAGTGAAGTAAGAGCAATTACTAATGCTGTACTCGATGCTCAGCAAGAATTATTAAAAGTGAATGGCTCGATGGTGAAGGAGGTTGTTCAAGGGTACGAAAGAACTCAAATGCTTAGAACGGTCGAAACCATTGCTAAGCTTGATAATGCTAAAGAAAAACTAGGCTGGCTTTGGGATTGCTTCCAAAGTCGCTGAGCTATTCAGGTTTGATAATTTTGATTTTGTCTTTGTACTGATAGTAAATTTCAGTCGTAAAAAAGGTTGATCGCTGACTAGATTTTTCAAGTTTTTCATATAATTCTCTAGGCACACCTTCGATTTGATATTCAAAACCGTTATCAAAACCAACGTCCAATCTACTTGGGTGATCATTAGACTCATCCAGGTAGCCAACCATAATAATGTTGTTTGGATTCTCAATCATTTCATCAATTAATGACATTATTTTCTCCACCCGATCATTCTAAGGGCTGCGTCGGGTTCGCAGTTTTAATAACCCAAAACTACCGATATTATTGCTATTAGAGCAGGAACGGCTTGTATGAATATGATTTTTCGACTTGCTGTGATTGAACCGTACACACCAGCAACCAAAACACAGCCAAGAAAAAAATAGGCTAAACTCTGATGAAGTTCGGCCGGAGCAATAGCAGCCCACAATAGGCCAGCAGCTAAAAAACCATTATAGAGACCCATATTTTGTGCGAGTGGTTTAGTTATTTGAGCCTTTTCCGGCGTATTACCAAAGGCTTTCAATCCTTTGGGTGTCTGCCATAAAAACATTTCCAAAATCAAAATGTAAACATGTAGTAGTGCAATCAAAAGAATTAGTATTTTTGAAATCATTGCTTGTCATCCACTTTGTAATACTGCTTATATAAACAACTATGTTCAGGTTATTGCTACTTATCCAAAAAGCTGAATTCGTTTCAATTTCTTGTTCGTTTCAATATGGCTTTTATAAAATTTGTCTTTGTCTGCTGAATCAACAAAACCCCTGAAGGTACTTGCCTCCAAAAGCTTGTAAATAAACCGTTCACCAGTCCTAAGTACTACTGTTAATAAGAAGTACTGATAAAACACATGGCTAATATTGCGGGAATTGACTTCAATTTTTTGCATGTCGCGCCTCACTCTTCGAAGGATCACAGCACATTAACTTTCAAATAACCCCAAGCCGCATATAGCGGCTTTTATTTTTACTTCTTACGCTGCTTCTTCTTAGCTCGATAAACATAGCGAATACAATCCACTACCTCGCCAACAAACTCACAATCCTGATCAAGCGGAATGATGTTTGGTTTAAATTCAGGGTTGATTGCTTGTAGGTATTTAGTGCCATCTGGTTCAATCACCAACCGCTTAAAAGTTGCATCATCAAACTTTCTAACAACAATAATGTCGCCTGAGTTCATGTCACAAAATGGCAGGGTCGGATCTACAAGAATGTAATCACCTTCATGGAATTCCGGGTAGTTACTCAAGCCTTGAACTTTCAGGTAAAAGCATTTTTCACAATCACCATCTGGAATTGGCAGCCACTCTTCCACCTGGGACATGTCAACAGATTCGACATTGGTCATCGTACCTGCCTGAACCCATGACAAGACAGGGGCCATGCGTGGTGCCACAGGAACCACATTAGACTGCTCTTTTTGCGTGGCGCTAGGATCACCTTTGCCAGTCAGTATGTATTCAGCCGTTACCCCAAAATGATTTGCCATTGCTTCTAATGATCCCGCTTTGGGCAAATAACTATCTTTTTCCCACTCAGTTACAGCGGGCGAACTCACTCCAGCAATCTTTGCTAATTGCACTTGAGTTAATTTTTTCGAACGTCTAAGCGCACGTATGCGCTGACCAATAGTTGTTTTTTCCATATAAGTAATCTTACATATTGCTTTTATAAGTTTTCTTTGATTAAATACTAAGAAATCTTATTTTATTGAGTAAATACCAATGACCAAACAAGAAGCATATAAGTTGCTTGGGGTTAATGGCGTTGAACTAGCGGGCTTGCTAGGAATTGAACCTTCTGCTGTTTACCAGTGGCCTAACAACAAAATCCCATTAGCACGTGAATACCAAATTCGAGATTTAGCTGCTGGCAAGCAGCCAATCAAACACAGCAAAGAAGTTGCATAGGTGAATTTATGAGCCTTGAAAAAAAATCTACACATGTTCGTTTATCTCCTGAGATTCACGAACGAGCAAAAACGCTCGCTGAAATTAAGGGTAAAGACCTAGCTCAATACTTAGCCTTTTTACTTGAAAAGGAAATTGTAGGTGAGTGGCATGTACTTAATTTACAAGCAAAATCTTTTGAGCGCTTGGGATTAAAAGCTTTAGTCAGGGATTTATCTACTGAAGTTTGTATTTCTGAGGGATCTGAAGGGATTGATCGGGATTTAGACAATAAAAAAGCCTGATGGTCAAGATCAGGCTTCATATATTCAGAACGAGGTAGAAATGAATATGAAAACAAATTTAGCACAAGAACCACCAGAGCTGCAAGCAACCTATCAAGAAAGAATGATTGAGCAAAAAATCAGACTTCTTGAAAGTGCGCTCAAAGCAAATATGGAAAAGCCTTGTTTAGACAATGCCATGGGTGTTGCCAAAGCACGTTATGACCTTTTTGATTTTTTGCGAGGTGCTGTGTGAATACATCAATCTCAATGATTAAGCTGATTGAGGCTATGAACGATCAACCAATTGCGTTTAACAAGCACTATGTTTTTATCGGGTGTGGAATTAATGGCGCACTAATGCTGTCGCAATTGGTGTACTGGACCGCACGTACTAAAAATTCTGATGGGTGGATCTACAAGACCCAACATGACTGGACTATGGAAACAGGTCTAACTCGAAAAGAGCAGGAGAATGCTCGGAAAAAACTTAAAGATCTAGGATTTTTAACGGAAAACAAACGCGGTGTACCGTGTAAGGTTTACTTTAAAGTTGAACGTGAAAATCTATATAAAGCATTAATAGAATACTCTGAAAGCCTTGATTCATCACAGTATGCACCAAACGGGCAATCTAGTCTGAACGAAACGGACGAACTAGTTGGCACGAAACGTACTAACAGTGTTGCACCAAACGGGCAATCTATTACAGAGAATACTACAGAGAATACAACAGATATTAATTTAGGCGCATCCGCACCCAAAGCACAAAAATTCTCTGCTAAAAAATTCTTATCTGAAAATGGAGTTTCTGAAGAAACAGCTCAAGAGTTTATTGATCTGAAAAACAAGAAACGTAAAACCATCACTGAGCGTGCTTTGAAAATCATTTTCAATCAGGCAAGTGAGGCAAAACTTTCAAATGAGCGTGTGTTCCAGATCATCGTTTTGCGTGGATGGGAATCTTTTAAAGCAACTTGGGCATGGCATGAAAGCAATGCTGAGCTTGAACAACTTGAAAAACCTACACTGGTTC